CCCGCCGCCGATCACGGCAACGGGCTTGTCGTCCCAATAGGGCTTCGCTATTTTGCCGAACGGGTCCGCCATTAGGGTGCTCGATTTCCTTTGGCCTGATTTTCCCTTGCTGGGATAACCCGCATGTTCTGGTGGACATGCAGCCCGCATGAGGTCTTGCCCATGATCGGGTAATAGTGATCGACCTGATGCTCGATGCCGGTCTGTCGGGTCAGAAACTCCGCAATGGCGTAGATGCACTCGATCTTGCGTTGATCCGCCCACGCGGGCGTGGCGTGCACTTTGCGAGCGTAACGTTTCATTGCTCGTTGTGCCCTCATCGGTTTCTGTTCATGTTTGAATAAAAGCGCTTTCTCCGGGTTATCGTGACGCCATTTCTTTGCGCGATCGACATGCGCCTTGCGCTTGATCGGATCAGACAGTTCGCGCCGTTTGGCTTCGCGCGACCATTCTTTATTCTTTTTCTTTCCGATCTCCGTTGCACGAAACGCCATCGTGCTCGCTATCGCTCTATCAATCAGCTTGGTCCTGTTCTTTTCATAATACGGTAGATAACGAAGGTTGCGGCATGGTCTGCATTCGGTCGCTAAACCACGCCACTCCTTTTTCTTGAGGGCAACGAAAAACTCCGGTGTTGCCGGGAATTCTTCGCCACACTTTTTGCACTGCCTTTTCATACGCGCAACCTTTATGCAGCAATGGCTGTATCCACGCCCCTATTATACTGAAGGCGAAACTGGGCTAACACCGCAAAAACACGGAGTTGATTCACGAGATCGGGCGGATAGAGAACGTTAAGGCGATTCGGGTCGTTGCTGTCTCTTTCCACGATTAGATTGGTTTTGAATGCGTCTCCGTTTTCTGTAAGACCTAAGAATTCGTCCTGGCGATACTGCGAAATCAGCTCTGCCTTGATGGTTTTCGGCGTCACGATCGCCTGCCCGGCGCCGAACCGCGTGCCATCATCGGCGAGTTTCGAGCGCGGAAATTTCGAGGTTATCGCCTGCCGCTGACGCCGGAACAGCGCCGATAGCGTGGCGAGCGTCGGCACCAGCTCGTAAGCGTCGTCGCCCTGGCCGTACAAGTTGAACTGATAGGTGGTCGTCTCCCGCAGGATACCGGGCGTTCCTGCGTCGCTCGCCGCCTGCGTCGCGATGCCGACGCCCGAGAGATCGTTGCACTGCTTCTTGTTGAACCGCTGATGCTTGGGCGCCGGCAGGCAGCCGTCGAGGCTCAAGGTCTGCAGAGGTCGCGCCGGATCGTTCAGCAGCGCGCGCGCGGCCTTTGCGGTGTACGCCGCGGCCCAGCACCACGACGGCGTCGGCGAATGGTGCTCGACGCCCATGATCGAGAGCACGCCGCTGTTGTTGCTCGGGCCGTACTCCATCAGATCCATGTAGCCGGTGTTGTCACCGGCAGCGGTCACGCCGATCCTCGCCCCGAACACATGGCCGTAGAGCTGGCGCATCCACCCCCATCTGCCGACGTCGCTGAAGCCGTATTCCGTTTCGAGCAGCGCCAGCGTTGTGCTGTCGGTGTAGCCGGTCGCCACGTACTCGTAGATTTCATCGCCCAGGTTTGCGAGCGCTTTGGTGATGTCCACCGTGCCGGTACCGCTGCTGAGCTTGTTTCCGGTCGGGACCGTGATGCCGAGCCCGAATGGCACCTGCTCGGCCGCGAGCAAGCCGCCATAGGCAAGCCGCACGTCGATCTCGTTTGCCTCGACGCCCTTCCACTTCGATGTCAGCGTCACCACGCCTGCTGCCGCGGCTGCGACGACCGGCATCGAGGGGTCGGCGTTGATCGCCGCTGCGATGTTTGTCCCGGTCACGTCGACCGTCTCGCCGGCGGCGACAAAAACCTGAACGCGTCGGCCGCCGATGTAGACCGGGAGCGTGCCGGCGGAAGCTGCTGGCGTCGTCACCGTGATGGCGCCGGTGGCGACGACGCCCGCGGTCGCCTCTGCGATCGGAAGCACCCACAGCTCCTGCGCAAAATTGTTTTGCGTGAAGAACTGCACCATGGCGTCGAGCATCGAGCCGTAACCGAACAGCACGCGCGCATCGGCTTGCGACGGCACCGGAATCGGCACGTCGGGGATCGCGGTGCCGTTTGGGAGCATTGTGCCGATTATCAGGGAGGTTAAACGCGAGCGCGGATACCCCGCCATGCTTGGATCCACCTCCACCCAAAACAGTGGCATGCGCCAGTTTGACGGGATGCTGTTGAAAGATACGGGCATCGCGCGATCTCCTTCTCAATTCGGCTTTTGCTTTGCGGTCTCGTCGACGTCGTACTGGACGATGACCTGTTGAATTTCGGCAGGATCGGTTTGCGCCGTTGGATAACGGCTCTCGACGTGGAGGGTGTTGAACCAATCGGGGATATTCGGCGGGAATATCGTCTGGCCGAGCGTCACGACCCAAAGGCTGCGGATTTCGTACAGCGTAGTTTCGCCGATCTTTGCGACTTGCGCTTCTTCGTCCATGCTCTCGAAGCCGTTCGACATATTCACGAACAAAGGATTGCTGAGCAGCATGTCTTCTAGTTCTTCCATGGTGTCGTGAAGCGCCAACACGTCGTCCTGCGTTGCTGTCGGCGCGTGAATTCCAACGGAGAACCCCAGCGTCAATTCCCTCTGGAATTTCGGCTCGGCTTGATTCGACTGGCCCCACGCCACGCTTTTGCGGCGCCCTCGATAGATGCCGAGCACCGGCAAGTCCTGCGGCGTCACTTGCAGCATCGGCGTCTTGCGGTAGGTCTTGAACCGCGCGCCGAAGCCGGCGACCGCGAGATCGAAAGCGGCCTTGTGCACCTCGGATGCGGTGTTGCCGTAGTTGATCATCCGGGCGGCTCCTGCGTGCGCAGCAAGAGCGTGATGCCGCCCTGGCCGTCCCAATCGCTGTCGCCAATCCAGTATTTGTTGCCGAACGCCGGATGCGTCGGTTCGGTGATTTCGACCATGTCGCCGCGATCGGGCACCACGGTGAAATCACGCGCGCGGATGCCGAGCGAGGTTTGCTGATCGGAAAAGATGACCTCGTCTTCCATCTGCACGTCGAGCGGCGCGGACGAAAACACTCCGCGCGCCACGACCGGGGGCGCCCCGGGGCTGCTGACGGTCAGCGTAAAGCTGCACGCGACGCAGAAAATCCCCACGGTCCTGTCGAGCACCAGGGCGTCTAAATCCACGAGCATTGCTTTTCCCTAAGTCGAAATCGCTATTGCGAATTTGCAGTCGACCGCTTGCTTCACCGGAACGTCCCGCGTTCCCGATCTCAGCTTGATGAAGGCGACGGCGCGCGCCCATGCCTTGTCGATTACGATGCCGCTGTTCTCTCGGGCCGTGATCGAGATTTCGAGTCCCTCGTCATCGAACAGGTCGCTATAGAAATTTCCGTCCGTCGAGACTTGGAACGTCATTTTGTGGGGCATGTTGCCCTTGGTGTATTCTCCCGGCACCGTGATGCGGACGATGGTGCCCGCCGAGCAATCGACGCCGTCCGAAAGCGATTCACCCGCCGCGATGGTCGGGCCGTCGATGATGGCAAGTGGCATCGTTATCTCCCGCAGTTTCAGCCAGTATTCGAGATCAGGAATGCGTCCCCTTCAGCAGCGCCAGGGGGCGCGAGCAGAAGTTGAGCGCGTTCATCTGCGTGTCGATGTTGACGCCCTTGTCGTTCTCCATCGGGTATTGCTTGACGTAGCGCGGCAACCCCATCGTGTTGACGGTTTCGATGTAGTCGGCGGGGGCATAGATGGTTGGGAACAGGTTCGGCACGCCTGTCGGATAGAAATAGGCGGCGTCGGTTTCGACCATCGGGGCGCCAGAGACATAGCCGCGATAGTTGGTCCACAGAATTCCGCCGAACGCGAACGAACCCCATGCCTGACCGCCCGAAATGTACTGACCGCGCAATTCGGACGCGTCCATCATGTTGAGATAGGTCGCGCGAACCTCTTGGGCCATGATCAGGGCATCGAAGAAAGCATCGCCGCAAATCGCTTCGACGCCCGTGAAGCCCTGGCCATCGAGGTTGTTGCCCATCGTGCGGATCACGGTCGCACATTGCTGCCTGATCGCGCCGGTCGCCGTCGCTGCGCCCAGGACGAAGTTGATGGCCGCCGGCGGCGTGATTCCGTACTCGTTGAACAGGTTCAACGTCGTGCCGTCCGCATAGGTCACGATGCCCTTGACGGCGCCGACCCGGCTGTATTCCTGGGTGTATTCCAGCGATTGACCGGCGGTCTGCATGCGTTCGCCGACCTTCGTCATCACCGCTTCGGTGCCGGTCTCCTGGCCGAACGCGCGAACGCCCTGAACTTCCTCGGCCATGATGGCGTCGTTTATTTCGAAGTGCGGGACGCCCAGAGCCCGCATCGTGCGCCGGGGCTTCGGCATGGTCTGGCCCGGGCCGCCGCGCGGCGTCGGCCTGACCACGGTGAGGATGTTGTTGTGCTCCTCGATCGCGACCGTGGTCGTCGCCACGGCGATCTCGTTGAATAGCCCCCTGCTTCCGATATACCCGGGGACGAATTTCAGGTTGTTGATTGCGATCGAGAGCGGGATTGTGCCGAAGGCATCGCCGCGAAAGATATCGAGCATTTCCGTGATCCCTTGTTGGATGGACGCTCGCTCAGGAGCGGACGATGATGTTGTGGGCCGCAAGCGCTCTTGCGATTGCCAGCTTGTCGGCGCCGGTGATGGTCACCGGGTAATAGAGAAGGTTGGCGTTCACCTCGGCGTTGCGCGTCAAAACCGCGATGTTTGCGTTGGCGCCATTTGTGGTGACGCCGTAAATCGCGATGCCGTCGCACGC